AAAAAACGTGATATTCTTTTATCATGCAAGAAAAAAATCAAAGAAAAATTTTTTATTTTACGCACGGAAGGAGTGAACGCAATGCCTGAAAAAAGGGCTAAAAATGGACAGTTTCTGCCTGGTACAGTGAATAATCCCGGCGGCCGTCCTAAAGAAAATCCCGAAGCTAAAGAGATATTGAAGGCTGCTATTCCTGACGCTGCACGAGCATTAGTTGAACTGCTTCAAAGCAAAACCGAAAAAATGAGATTTATGGCAGCTCAAGCTATTTTAGACCGTACACAAGGCAAGCCCGAAAGTATGGGCAGGCTCGAGGTTAGAAATATTGAAACTCCTTATAATTTAGATCTTTTATGCAAAGAAGAGCTGCAAGTTTTAGAACAAATTTTATTAAAAGCCAATGATAAACCTACAGGGGCTAACGCTTGATTTAATACGCTCGCAATTAGATAAAATCAGGCTTCGCGAACTTCAGAAAGCCCGTGATGATTATGCTTATTACATGGAAATCACAACGCACGGACGCTGGAAGCATGCCCGGCATTTAGATTTGCTTTGCGAGTACTTACAGGGAGTAGAAAACGGCGAAATAGAACGCTTAATTGTTACAATGCCTCCGAGGCACGGTAAAAGCATGACAGTTACTGAAAGTTTTCCGTCATGGTTTATCGGTCGCGATCCTGAACGGCGCGTGATTGAGGTAAGTTACGGCTCGGATTTAGCACAGCGTTTCGGGCGTTCAAACCGCAAAAAGATAGACGAATACGGAGCGGATATTTTCAACATACAAATTTCCCGCGATAATGCCTCCGTTACAAATTGGAGCATTGAAGGACATTCCGGCGGTATGATAAGCACGGGCATTGGAGGCTCAATAACCGGTCAGGGAGCGGATTTGCTCATAATAGACGATCCGATAAAAAACCGTAAAGAAGCAGAAAGTTTAACATACCGCGAGAGTGTCTGGGCTGAATGGGTAGACACTCTAAGCACGCGTCTTCATCCGAACGGACGGGTAATAGTGATAATGACGCGCTGGCATGAAGACGATTTAGCGGGGCGTTTGCTGCAGCACAGTACGCGTTGGGAATTAGTAAATTTGCCTGCGATAGCCGAAGACGGCGATATTTTAGGCCGTGATACGGGCGAGCCTTTGTGGCCGGAACACGGATTTAATAAAGAATGGTACGAAGAGAAAAAAATTCAAAGCGGAACTCGTTCATGGGCAAGTTTATATCAGGGGCACCCGACGCCGCTCGAAGGCAATTTATTTAAGTCGCTGATGTTCAGGTATTTCACGATTAAAAATGATTGCTATATCGTAGACGGAAAGATTTACGGGATAAGCGACTGCAAAGTTTTTCAAACTTGCGACGTTGCAGGGAGCAAAAAGGCAAGCGCAGATTATTTTGTCTTAGGGACTTTTGCGCTATGTCCGGGCGGAGAATTATTAGTTTTAGAGATACTCCGAGAACATCTTGAAGGGCCGGATCAGCCTAAATTGATAAGCCAAAAATTTTTCGAGTTCAAGCCCGTTTTTATCGGGATTGAGAGTGCGTCAATGGGTTTGACTTTGTACCAGCAAGTCCGGCGAATGGGTTTGCCTGTTGTAGAATTGAAGCCCGACGCTGACAAATATACTCGTGCAATTCCCGCAGCAGCGCGCTATGAGGCCGGAATGGTATTTCATAGAAACAACGCAATATGGCTAAACGATTTAGAAGCTGAATTATTATCATTTCCTAACGGAGTTCATGATGATCAGGTTGATGTAATTTCCTACGCTGTATTTATGCAGTCGTGGGGCTATTTGAAGAATAAAAAATCAGGAGGGAGGGCATTAGTTTTAGGCTAAATGAGCAGCGTACAAGTTATAAAAGGTAAAGAAATTCAGTATCCTGTAAGTCAAAAAATGAGTTCCGATCCGTTCGCAAGTTTTTATGCCGACGGAATTTTAGAGCCTCCGTATGATTTAGATTGGCTTTCACAGCTGCCTGAACACTCGAATATTTTATCGCAGTGTGTAGAAGCAATGGAGGTAAACATTGACGGCTTCGGATTTACTCTTGAGCCTGCCTTTGATTTTGAGGCTGAGAATGAAGACGCAAGGAACGAACGCAAAACTATCGAACATTTCTTTGAATTTTGTAATCCCGAATTGCCTTATTCGCAGCTTAGAAGGCGCGTCCGCCGGGATTTAGAAGTTTTAGGCAATGCCTACTGGGAAGTTATCAGGGACGGAAAAGGCGACATAGTATGGTTAGAACACATCGAAGGGCATACTATGAGGCTCACGGCATTAGATCGCGACTATACGGACGTTGAATATATCATCAGGGACGACGCAAGCAACGAGCTGCAAAAATACCCGTCTAAAAAGCGATTTAGGCGTTTCGTACAAATTCGCGACGGTCAGAGAGTGTATTTCAAAGAGTTTGGCGACCCGCGTCTGATTAGTGCAAAGACAGGCCGTGCCGAAGATGACGGGACTTGCGCAACGGAAATAATACACTTTAAGCTGTATTGCCCGTACAGTCCTTACGGTGTTCCTCGTTGGATAGGAAATTGGCTTGCGGTTACGGGGTCAAGACAGGCCGAAGAAGTCAATCACGAATATTTCGAGAATAATACAGTTCCTCCGCTTGCGTTGTTAGTATCGGGAACTTTGGACGATAAAGCTGTAGAAAAAATCGAGGATTTCATCAACGACGAAATGAGAGGCCGCAAAAGTTTTAACAAAATATTAATCATCGAGGCTGCTCCCTTCGGCGACGCTTTACCCGGAACAACGCAAAGTCCGGCGCATGTAAGATTTCAGCCTTTGAGCGACGCTCAGCAGAAAGACAGCTTATTTGATAATTACGACAAAACTAACCGGGAAAAAATCCGCAGCTCGTTCAGATTGCCGCCTATTTTTGTCGGTCTTACGAACGAATACACGCGGGCTACAGCGCGGGAAAGCCGTGAAGTAGCAGAGGAACAAGTCTTTGGGCCGGAGCGTACGGATCACGATTTTGTAATTAACCGGCTTTTATTCCCGGCTATGGGCGTTAAATTTTGGAAATACAAAAGTCTTCCGCCTAAGGTAAACGATTTCGAAATCATGAGCGGAGTTCTTGATGTTTTCAGCAAGTGCGGGCTTACAGTCAGAGAACTTCGAGCGGAGATCTCGAGGTTATTAAATCATTCGCTCGAGCCAATAGACGAGGACAGCGACTGGCTTGACTTGCCTTTACAAATTTACTTAGCTAAATTACAATACGGAAGCAGCAGTTTAGCTCCTGATGACGAAGCAGCAGAAATAGATGCAGACAAAGAAGCGTTGTTTATGCAGGCGTTGACTAACATCGAAAAAGCAATTTCGGAATAAAAATCCTCTTAAAATAAATTAATACAGTCCGCAAATTAACCTGCGGGCTTTTATATGCCGGTGTAGCTTAATACGGATAAAGCAAAAAATATGCAAGTTCGAGCCTTGCCACTGGCTACTTTATATAAAAAATTGGAGGTTTTGCCAATGTTATTAGGCGGTTGGAATTTCGATGATGTTAAGTCCGCAAATTTGCCTCAGAAAGTCGCTTCAGCGTTCACGGCTGTAACCGGCGAGCTTGTCGGAGCTGATTATATGCCCGTAGCTTACGCGGGAAGTCAAGTAGTAAACGGTATCAATTACTGCGTTATTGCTATTCAGACGATCGTCGCTCCGAACACTGAAAAGAGGCTCGTCAAGATGATTATCAACGTAGCACCGGACGGGAAAGCCTCTTTTGTGTCGGTCAGCGGAATAGCTTAGCAAATAAAATTAAGACACAGAGCTATTTTGTCTGTGTCTTTTTATTAAGCAATTTGCTTAGCTTTATATTTTCTGCGCTTTATTTCGCGGTGAATACCGAGTTTTTGCATGAGAGCGTCTTGTAAAGTTTGCGAGAAGTTTATATTTTCAGCACGGCTTGCTGACACGAGCCATTGAGGCAACGTAACAGTTTTATTAACTGCTTTGTTATTAACATAATCGCGAATGCGCGGCATAAAAGCCTCAATTAGCACTACGCTTTGATTTTCTTCGTGCTGAATGTTTAGTATGCCGGAAGGTTCAGGTAAATCTTCGTTATCTTCTTCCATAGCTAATAAATGAAGTTCTAACGCGTCTTTTGCCATATGTAAAGCGTCTATAGGATTTTCGCCGCATGAAACACAACCGGGTAAATCGGGAAAAGTTATTCCGATAGCCGGTGATTGCCCTTGACCGTAAAATGTAAAAATTGCCGGATAAACGTAAGTATCTTGCATTGTTTGCAGCTCCTTTATTTGTAAAATAAGCCGGGAGCTTAAAGAGTAATTCCCGACTGTTTTGAAATGCTCTTAATTTCAAAAATACCTAAATCTTTTCTCGGGTGCGGAACTGTTACCGCTCCTTTTTGTTCATGATGTTTGAACTGGTAATGGTCACCCGTTACTCTGTAAAGATACCAGCCGTGCTGCTCAAGTATCTTTATTATTTTGCGCGATGAATAACTTTTTATTTTGCAATCACTCCTTTTTTGAATTTAAAAATATTCTAACACGCGTTTTTTAACGCGTCAATAAATCAATATGCCGGTATAGCTCAATCGGAAGAGCAAGTCGACAAGGTGCGAGTTCGAGCCTCGCTATCGGCCGTGAAATATTACAGGGAGCGCGTTTTATATCCCTTGCGCGCTTCTTATTTATACACAAAATTTTAAGGGATATAGAAAGGGATAGTATCATGAGTGATTATCAGGTAATGCCGGATTTATCGGATGATGAATATGCAGAATTAAAAGCTGACATTGAACAGCGCGGTGTAATGGTTCCTATCGAGTTTGATGAATTAGGCAACGTACTTGACGGTTACCACAGACTTCAAATTTGCAAAGAGCTAGGAATTAAAGATTATCCGAAAGTTATCCGCGCAGGAATGAGTGAGGCTGAAAAGCTGACACATGCAAGGAAGCTAAATATAGCTCGTAGACATTTAACACAAGCACAAAAACGGGATTTAATTCAAGCTCAATTAAAAGAAACGCCTGAAAAGAGCGATAGACAAATTGCAAAGGATTTAGGCGTTAGTGATAAAACTGTTGCTACACAAAGAAGAGAATTAGAAGCAGGTGCGGAAATTCCGCATGTAGAAAAATTAACAGGAGCAGACGGCAAAGAATATCCACGTAAGAAGCCTGTATCAGTTTTTAATCCAACGAAGCGTGAAGAAAAAGCAATGAAAAAGCCCGAAGTCGTAGAGCGTATGCAAGAAGAAAATATTACTCCTCTTGTAGCTTCTCAAAAGGTTTTAAGCGAGGCAAAAGCGGAAAGAAAATCATTTGAGCTTGCTGATGAAATGCCTGAAAGTATGTGTAAATTATTTGTTGCCGATGTTCGAGACGGTCTGAATGAGATTGAAGATGAAAGCGTTGACTTTCTCATAACTGACCCGCCTTATCCGAGAGAATATTTGCCACTGTATGAAGATTTATCACGGCTTGCGTCAAGAGTATTAAAGCCCGGCGGTTCTTTAATTACTATGATTGGACAGTCTTATTTGCCCGAAGTTGTAGAACTTTTAGGTAAACACATGAGTTATTATTGGATTTTGCCGTATTTAACGCCTGGCGGAGGCTCGCCGTTGCTTTACCAAAAACGCGTTAATACTTTCTGGAAGCCTGTTTTATGGTACGTCAAAGGAGAATATAAAGGCGATTATATAGGTGATATACTTAAAAGTCCTGAAAGTGATAA